ACTGGCTGGACTTATAAGGAGAAATAATAGATGGCAAACTACGAAGCAACTAGATACGATTTTGATGGTGCAAACCTTACAGGTATTGAAGGTATTCCAAGTGGAACAATTGTACCTTGGTCAGATTCTTCTATTCCATCAGGATTCTTAGAATGTACAGGTCAAGCTGTATCAAGATCAACTTACGCAACTTTGTTTGGAATTATTGGAACTACTTATGGTGCTGGTAATGGTTCAACAACTTTCAACGTACCTGATTTACAAGATAACGTAGCGGTTTCAAAATCAGGAACTAAAAACTTAGGTTCAACTGGTGGAGCAAATACAGTTACTTCAACTGGAAACGTTGGTGGTTCAACAGCAAACGCAACGTTATCAGAACCACAACTTGCTTCACACTCACATAGTGTACCATTTGTTTCTGGTTCTAACCCTGGAAATGCTCAATCACTTTCTTCTCTTGTAGCAAACTGGCCTCTGAATTATAATAGAGGTACTAATGCTGCAGGTAGTGGTGCTGGACATTCTCATAATATGAGTGCATCTTTTTCTGGAGATGCAACTTCAGTAGTTCAACCTTATTTAACAGTGGTATATATTATTAAAACTTAGGAGAAATTATGGCAACTAGAGCAAATTGGACAGTAATATTTGAAGATAAAAAAATTATAAAAAATAATGGTCCTGAAGCAGGTACTCCTTATGAAATAAATGATGATGCTTTTTGGTCTCAATCAAAATACTCTAATATTTGGGCTATTCAATATGGAACTACTCCTATTTCTGATGAAGTAGAATATAGAGATTCAACACCTCATTCTTCGTTTATAGATTCTAATTTAGGTAATTTTCAAGATTTTATTACAAAATGGGATTCAGCTCATTTATCTACATTACAATCTGTTTGGGATAATGATAATGTTGAAAGTGAAACTGAATCTGAAAAAATTGCTAGATTAGGTGCAAGACCTACTTCTTATTCTTCATAATTATCTCAACATCATCCAAGAAGTTAAAATATATTTTTCACCAGATAATGGTGGATTACCTCTGTGTATGTAAGGAAAAGCAGCTGGCCAAATAACTATTCTACCTGTTTTAGGTTCAACTCTTTTTGAAAAATGTAAAAACTCTGTTTCTCCACCTTCTTCTACGTCATTTAAATATATTGAAAAAACAAAAGCACGAGGTTCATTGTCAAAACCTTTTCCATGTTCAACATGCCACATATGATAACCTTCTGTTGGTAAAGTTTTTTGGATTTTTAAACTAGTAAATAAAAATTTCTGACCATAAGCTTCACTTGCTCCAGTGTTTTGAACATAGTGTTGAAAAGCTAAATCAAAATTCATCATCATAGATTTTAATTCTGTCCACCATACATCTACATTACTTGCATTTGCAAAATACTGCTGATCTTGTTTTTGTAATATTGGTGCTTTTTCAAAATGCACTCTATTAATTGTATTTCTAAATTTGTGTTGATCTTCATACAATAGAATCGCTCTATTACATTCTTCTTTAGTAATGTAGTTATCATATACACCTATAAAATTATTTATATTTACAGTTTTTTCCATATTTAGTTTCCTTTTTTTATTTTATCATATGCATGTTCTTTATAAAGTCCATTTTGGTTTACGTAATGAAAAAATACTTGAGCCATTCCTTCACCTTTATATACACCTGGTCGCCAATGTTTTTGATCACACCCTGCATATAAGAGTGCATCTCCTTCTTCTAATTCAAATTTAGTCCCTTCAATAACTATAGGCCAATTATCATATTTTTTTATACATGCTGTAATTGATATTTCACATGCGGGTCTATCTATATGTTTAGCTAAAGTTGCACCAAATACATAATATCGCCAATATGCATAAGTTGGAAATAATTTTAATTTGGATTCTTCTTCAACTAAAGGTAATTTTAAATCTAATAAACTATTCATTAAAGGATCATTGTACCAAGCAGGAGAAAAAGACTGTGGATCTAATTGATAATCTTTATTTTCATCTACTTTATTGTAACAATATTTATCTAAAATTTTTAATTCTTGATTAGTAAAAAAATTTTTTATTAACTTATAATTTACAGCAGCCATATTTATTTTTTGTATTTAAAAAAAGTTGTCATAATATATCGTGATGATGCATTTTCATGAAATAACAATGAAGCATGTAATATTTTAGAATCAAAAATAATAGCTCTATTTTCTTTAAATCCAACATGGGAATTTAAAACATATTGACCATTTATTAGATCATAAAAACCTGTTCCATTGTTTATATAATTGTCACCTTTTATATAAATAGCACAATTAACATCTCCTTCATCTACATGAACAGAAGGTTCCTTATGTTTAACAGTTAACCAATAGTGAGAATCTATAAAGTCTAAATCCATATCCAATAATTTATTTACTTTACTTTCAACTTCTTGAACTGAAAAATAATTTTGATGTAAATCATATTCAAAATAATATTTTTGAACATTATTGCGTTCGTTTTTAGAAAATCTATTGATATAATGAAATTTAGAAATTTCATTTTTAACTTTTATAAAAGTTTCTTCTTCAAGAAAATTATCTTTTACAATAATATGATTTTTAATATTTTTTATCATTTTTTATTTTAGCCACGAAACAATACTATATCTTGTTCCTTTTGTTATTGGTTCAATACTATGTGGATACATAAAATTACTTGGAAAAAACACAACAGAACCTTTTTCTAATTTTAATCTTTTAATTTCTTTTTCTTTTTGATCAGTAAATATTAAATCTCCACCTTCATAATCATTGTTTAAATTTAAAATAATACTAAGATGTCGTGGTGTAGTAGTAAAATTATCTACATGAACAGTGTATTTACCACCTACTGAATATTTTAATAAATCAATTTGATCTATTTTTGTACTTTGCATTTTGGGAAATTTAATTTTATAAAACAAGTATAATCTCTCTATTTCCTTTTTTATATAATTCCAATAAAAAAGATTTGTAATAGTATTATCTATTGCTAAACAATGTCCTTTTACATTTCTTACATTAGTGTTTAATTTACCCCCAGCCATTAATATTGTCTTACATCTGTTTTTTGCAAAAGGTATTATTTTTTTAATAAATTTTGGATTTATTATATTTTTAATTTCTACAATTGCTTCTAAATGATCCATTTTTATATTATCCATGTTTGAACACTTAGTCTTGGATAGTTTTTATTTAAATTAGGATTAACTTTATGTTTTAAACCTGCTTTAATTATAACTATTGAATTACCTTTCACTGGAATAAAACCAGATCCATTACTACTTTTAAACATCAATTCTCCTCCCCATGATTCTTTCCAAGTTTTATTAAAATAATAAGTAGCAGCATAGTTTCTTTCTGCAGATTCATGATAGGCATCATTATGCCATGTTAAATGTTCCATATATTTCCATTTTCTAAGATGACTACTAAATTCTGAATTAATTAAACTTACAAATTTTTGATGACGTAGAAGAATATGATATTCTTTTAAAAAAAAGTTAATTTTATCAACATCTTCTTTTTCTTTTGTTTGACCAAAACTTTCCGACATATTTTCTGGTTCTCCATTAAAGGTATTCCAATTTACAATTGTTTTTTTAAAGTTTAAATTTTTTATATTTTTAATGTATTCTATGTACATTTTTTCATATAATTTTTTTGGTAAAAAATTATGTATCCAAAATAATTCATCATTAAAATTAAAAGCTAAATTCATTATAATAAAGATGATTTTTCTTTTTGAGTTTCATCTAATGTTTTATCATTTTTTTCTAATTTTTTTAATGTCGTAGCATTAGGTTTCCATTCTTCTTTATTAACTACTTTACCACCTCGATCTGGCATAGTTTGAAATATTGAAATATAACTTCCATCATAAGGTTTTAATTTTTCTTTCCACCATTCAGGTTCTTTAATAGTATAGTGTGCATTTTTACCATTGAGTAATATTTGAGTTGCTGGATAACAAGTAATAGTTAAAAATATTCTATTACTATAACTAAAAATATCTTTTAAAACCTCTTCAACTTTATCTTCTTGAACATGTTCCATGACGTCAATACATAAAACTAAGTCATAAGTTCCATTGGGTTTATTTGCATATTGTGCAACAGCTGGATCATATTTAGTTATATCTATTCCCATTGGGGAACCAGGAATTTTATTACTATTAAATAAAATAGAATGAAATTTAGCTTTACCGCAACCATAATCTAATATGGTTTTAATATTGTTATTTTTTATAATTTCATAAATATTATGTTTATATTCTGCTAAAGCTTCACCAACCCAATTGTCTTGATTAGTTGCATGAAATTTAGTTGCTTCTATTAATGACTCATACATAGTTTTTATCTTTATATTCTTTATAATGCTTATAACATAATTCAGTGAAATTAGTCAAATGTAGAGCTTCTTTAAAAGTATTAACTTTATAAGCATCTATACCATCATAACCCATTTCTTTTGCTATTTTAAATCGATAGTGACCACAATGAATTTCATTATCTTTAAATATAGCTGGAAATAATAAACCATCTTCTTTCATATATTTACGAACATTGTTTAAATGGTCCTGATCCCAGTCTATTTTGTCTTGCAATGAGTCAAAATCTATGTATGATAACCGTTCCGGGAACCATACTATTCTCGCTTTCATTATATTCATAAGTATTATATAGTAGGT